CAAAGGGAAATGGCGGTTTTGACATTAAGGCAACAAGGCAAGACTCTTCAGGAGATAGGCAACAACCTAAAGGTAACACGGGAGAGGGTTCGCCAAATTGAAACAACAGCCCTTAAACGCCAAATGATGAGCAAGGAATTGGCTAAAGAACTCTATAATGCTATAGAGAATTTTTTATTTACAGAAGAGGAATTAAAACAAGCTTTTGAGGAATACTTATCAAAAGGTGAAGGAGAATACTCAACAAGAAAATTAAAATGGCTGGATTTTTACAAAGTTTTATGGGAAAATAAAGGAAAATTATCAAATGTTTAATTAGATTACGTTTTAAATTATGATTTGTCCAAATTGCGGCAAAAGATTTAAAACTAAAAAGAAAACTGGCCTGCAAAGAAAATACTGCTCTGATAAATGTAGTAATAAATGGCGATACAAAAAAACAAAGTTAAGCCAGAAATTAGCCCTTGAGAGGGCAAAGGCAATACAAAACATATGACATTTAAGGGGAAAAACCCACCTATGACAAACACAGGACAAACAAATCTAACCTGGCACACGGAGAAAAAGAGACTCAAAGACCTGATCCCCTATGAGAGAAACCCAAGAAAGGGGGGCGAGAAAGAAGTGGAAGATGTCAACAAAAGCATCACGAAATTCGGACTGGCCGAGCCGCTGGTGATCAACACCGATGGGACGATAATAGGTGGGCATCTCCGCAGGAAACTACTGTTGGAGAAGGGGGTTGAGGAGGAGGACGTGAGAGTCCCGAACAGGAAGTTGACTGAAAAGGAGGTTGAGGAGCTCAATTTGAGGCTGAACAAGAATCAGGCAAGCTGGGACTTTGACCTTTTGGCTAACTTTGACGAATCCGTATTGAGCGAAGTTGGATTTGGTTCGGAGGAGTTAGATAAGATATTCCAATTAGACGCAGGCGAAGATGACTTTGACACAGAGGCGGAATTAGAAAAGATTAAAGAGTGCAAGGTAAAGACAGGTGATTTATATCAATTAGGTGAGCATAGATTATTATGCGGGGATAGTACTAAAAAAGAGGATGTGGAAAAGCTGATGGGGGGAGATAGGGCTGATATGGTGTTTACAGATCCACCATATTCAGTAAACTATGAAAAGAAAAATAGGGAAGTATTGAAAAGCAAATCATATTCCAAGATAGAGGGGGATAATTTATCGGTAAAAGACATTTCAGAAGATATTTGGCGACCAGTTTTTAAAAATATGTATGATGTGGCGAAAGAAGATTGCTCTTTTTATATGACAATGCCACAAGGTGGCGATCAGATGATGATGATGATGATGATGAGTGAGAATTGGCAGGTTAAACACGAATTGATATGGGTAAAACCAAGTCCAGTATTTTCAATGGGAAGATTAGATTATGACTATAAGCACGAACCAATAATTTTCGGGTGGAAAGATAAACATAATTTTTATGGGCAAGGAGATTTTACAAAATCAGTATGGGAGATAGGAAGAGAAAGCGATAAGAGTCATCCAACAATGAAGCCGGTCGGATTGATTAAAAATGCATTACTAAACTCAAGTAAAAGGGAAGACATAGTATTAGACCTCTTCGGCGGTTCAGGAAGTACCCTAATCGCCTGTGAGCAATTAAACAGAAAGTGCTATATGTGCGAGATTGATAATAAATATATCCAAGTAATAATAAACAGATGGGAGAAATTTACTAATAAAAAAGCAACAAAACTATGAGCGAAAAAGAACCGATAAAAACGGAGAAAAACGGAAGGGATGAAAAAGGAAGATTCATAGAGGGAAATTCGGGAGGGCCTGGTAGACCTATCAATCCTCTGTCAGTTGTCGCAACCCTCAAGGAGAAGCTCGCCGAGATACCAACAGGAGAGCAGATAACCTACCTTCAGGCGCTTGTCAAGAAGGTGCTGAAGAAGGCGATCATAGACGAGGACGTGGCGATGATAAAAGACATAATAAACAGGGTGGACGGGCTTCCGGAGCAGCCGATAAGGCATTCCGGCTCTCTTGAGCAGAACGTCCAGCTTGAGGAGAAGACGAGGGAACTCATCAGGGAGTTCGTTGAGTACCAGAAGAAGCAAATAAAATGATTACGGAGATACTTTTACTTTTCATACTGATTTCATTGCTTTTTATTATTTACTTGCTTTTCAAGTTGCTACCGAAAGAAAAACAAAAGGAAGTTTTAAGAAAGGCCGGCAACATTGAGGGCGAAGTCATTGAATGGCAACCTCCCAAAAGCGATGAGGAGGAGGCATTCAACAAGGTCTTAAGGGAAATTAAAAAATAACTATGGCATATTCACCCGATTATTATAAAAACAAAAGAGAGGAGCTAGACAAGAAGTTCTTTACTGCAAAAGACCAACTAATACAGGATATGTTCAATCTCTTAAACAGGTTCAGTGAGCACCAGAAGGACTTGCAGGGAAGATTTGCTGAAAATATGCAGCAGGAGGAGGAGTCAAAGAAAAAGACAGAGGAGGAAAACAAAAAGAAAATTGACCAAGCTAAAAAATAGTATGGCATCTATAGAAGAAGAAAGGAGGAAGGCTAAAATGAGCTTGGAAGATTATATCAAAGTCCAGCAACCTTTTGACAAGAAGAATAAAAAGGTAAATCCTCTTTTCATTAAAGCATTCGGAAAAGATAAATTACCTAAAGAAAAGAAAAAATACAATGCCCTGCAAAAAACCTAAAAAATAAAACAAAATGGATGCTTTAGAAAAGGCGATAGCCGACGAGATGTGGAGGCAGTCCTGCCTCTTTTGGGCGCAGAGGAACATCACCAACGAAAAGGGTAGAAGGCTTGAGTTCTCCGACCACCGTTTCCTCAAGGACATCTACGACGACTGGACTCCAGTGCAGGTGGTGAGGAAAGCATCGCAGGTGGGTTACTCAACGATGGAGATTCTGAAGAGCTTCTACGCCGCAAAGTTTAGAGGATACAACATCATTTATACTCTTCCCACGTTCTCCGACGTCTCGCAGTTCGTGCCGTCAAAGGTCAACACCATCATCGGCAACAACCTGAACCTGCAGGATTGGACTCAGGACAAGGACACCATCTTCCAGAAGAAAATCGGAGATGGCTTTATTTATTTCAGAGGGACATTCACGAGCGGAAAGGAGAAAATGGAATCCGGAGTTGGAATAATGTTTTCCAGCGATCTTAATATTCATGATGAGTGCGACAGATCAGACCAAGTAATCTTGGAGCAATACGAATCAAGACTGGAAGCAAGCAAGTTCGCAGGGAGGTGGTATTTTTCTAATCCAACTTCACCTAATACAGCCTCGCAGAAAATATGGGAAGTTTCAGACCAGAAACATTGGTTCGTAAAATGTTCGCATTGCAACAAATGGCAGTATTTGGACTACTGGAAAAACATAAAAAATGATAAGTATGTTTGCCAGTATTGCGAAAAAGAAATAACTGACAAAGACAGGATGGGCGGTCAGTGGGTTAAGAAATACAAGGACAGGGAAATTTCCGGCTACTGGATTCCACATATGATTTGCCCTTGGATTCCGGCAAGCAAAATAGCGGAACAAGAAAGAACAAAAACTAAACAGTTCTTTTATAATTTTGTCTTGGGATTGCCTTATATTGGTTCTGATGTTGTAGTAAATCAGGATGTTATTTTGAAAGCAGTTGACTTATCATCATTAAATAAAAAAGAACATAACGTATTAGGAGTTGACCAAGGTTTGAAAAAGCATTGGGTTCTTATGAATACTCAGGGTATATTTGCTCTCGGTAAAACAGACAGTTGGCAGGACATAGAGCAACTAATTAAACTTTATGACGTTGAACTTTGTATCATAGATGCTTTGCCAGATTTGACAGAACCGAGAAAAATCAGGGACAAATACCCAGGTAAAATATGGCTTAACTATTTCAAGAAAGAAGTAAGAAAAGCCGATTACATTTATTGGGATTACAAGACGCATACAGTTTTTTCCGACAGGACTAAAATTATTCAGAATACTATTGACAAATTTGTTAACAGGGAACTGAGGATACAAATGCGACCAGACGAACTCGGGGAATATATAAAACACTGGACAGCGCTTTACAAAGTTGTAGAAAAAGATAATCTTGGTATTGAAAGGGATTCGTGGGAGTCCACAGGCGATGACCATTTCGTTTTCGCAACACTTTATGCACTCACAGGGATGGAAAAAGCAGAAAAAGGAGGGACTGAAATCCGAGAATGGAGCGGAGAGAAAAAACCTTACGACGGACTTGCTCCATCAATTATTGATGAGATAAAAAGGCAGGAAAAATTTGACTGATGTGTTTCTTTTAATTGCAAAAAATGGTATAATATACGAACCATAATTTGTATAAACAAAAAAGTGCAATTTTTTAATAGAGGCGAACATTAAAAATGCCAGTTGAAACTTTAAATGAAGTAATAGCTTCTTATAGGCAAAATCTTCAATATAATGCAAGTGATGAAGATTTGAAATCTGCCATAAATAAAGCACTTAGAGAAAGCTTTGAAATAAAAGACAAGATTGATGAAATAGGAAAAAGAAACAAGAGATATTGGGTTGCCGGAACTGACAAGGATATGGCGAAAGTTCACCCAAAGAAATCAAAGCTGATTACAAATGCAATTTTTACTGATGTTGAAACTGCGATTCCTATTCTAACATCAGAACCGCCAGAGCCGACGGTGGTAGGAAATGTCACCAACGAACAAAAAACAAAAATACAGAAAGGTTTGGAACTTGCCTACGAAGTGAAATACAGGATGCAACAAAAAATCCAGTGCTTACTGAGGCATTGGTTTTTATTTAGGTTAGGAGCTTTCAAATACAGATGGGACGAAGAAAAAGGATTCATCACGGAAAATACTCTGCCTAAAAAGATAGGTTTTGACAAGAGGGCAACATCAAAGGATGACTGCGAATACTTCTGGCAGGAACTGGAGGACACTGCAGAAAACATAATCGTAAAGTTTCCGAAAGCAAAAGCCGAAATACTCCAACTCGCAGGGAAGGAAGGAATGAAGTCAAAGCTGAAATACCTTGAGTTCTGGGGAGGAAACGGAGAGTGGGTTTGTTGGAAACTGAAAGAGTTAATCTTGGACAAGATAAAGAATCCGAACTGGGATTATGAAACAAAAGAAAACAACCTTTTCAAAAAACCACAATTTCCGTATATTTTGATGAACGTTTTCTCAATAGGTGATGAAACCGGTATGTATGATGAAACATCATTGATAGAACAGTCAATCCCGATACAGGACGGTATTAACCAGTTGGAACAACAAATTATTGACCTGAACGAAGGGCAAAAAAGGGTATGGGTAGCAAGCGGAGAGGCGATGAGCGAGAAGAAGGCACAGGATTTGGTTGACAAAACAGGAGACCTGATGGTTTACCTTGATAGGAAAGCGCCAGCCGGTTCGGTTGCGCAAGTTCAATCAGGAAAACCAGATGCCTCGCTTTTTGATAACTTGTCGCATCTGAGAAATGAGGTAGACAACGTTATAGGCATACACTCAACGACAAGGGGTGAAAGGGCGCAACAGGAAACGCTCGGCGGAAGGCAACTCCTTATGGGTTCGGATATGGGTAGGTTGGATCTGATAGTCAGGAACGTGGAAACGGTAATAGAGGAGTGGTACAACGCTTATTTACATATGGTCAAGGTTTACTCGGTTGAGGGTGATGTGCTAAGGAGCGCAACCAACGAAACTATTGAACTGAAGCCGGAGGACATACCAAGTGAAATCCAGATAATGGTAAAGAAGGGTTCAACCCTGCCGATTGATGACAGGACAAAGATGGATAATGCAATACAGCTGGCAGGTTCTGGTATGATAGACCCCAAGACACTCTTTGAAGAAATGGGTTATCCCAACACTGACCAGAGGGTTCAAGCGCTCTATCAGTGGCTTCAAATGACAGGAAAACTTCAAGCGCCTCAGCAACAAATGCCTCCTGAACAGGTAGGACAACCTGCGCCGGAACAGGCAGGAATGCCGGTGGGACAAGTGGCAGGACAACCGCCACAGCAAGGAGGGCAAACTGACCAGCAAATGGCGAGATTACAACAGGTCTTGCAAAGCCAGCAGTTTCAGAGTTTGCCTGATGACCAAAAATTACAATTTATTCAAAGAGGTCGTGAAATAATAAATCAAATTAAAGGAGGTGCAAACCAATAATATGCCAAGAATACAGGACATTTATAATCGGACAGGAAAACAAGTTACGGCAAAAGAGGTAGGTATTGCTACAATCAAGGGAGGAGCTTTAGGAGGGGCTATAGGAGGAGCGGTGGGAAAAGTGGGTGGAATGGCGAAACAGATTATGGACGCCTTAAAGAAAAGGAAAAAACTACTACCAAAGTTTCCAAGAGCGCCAGAAAAGAGACCAGAATCGCCAATGCCGAGACCAATGCCAAAGCCAATTAAGATTCCATTGAAGGACGCAAAGGAACTTCAGAATTTGAAAAAACAGAAAAGGTGGGCTTATTAAGGAGGTAATATAAATATGCCATTCCGATCCAAAGCGCAACAGGGGTTTATGTTCGCAGAGGAAGCGAGAGGAGGACTTCCAAAGGGAACTGCTTTGAGGTGGGCGCATCATACACCTAACATTAAAAAGTTGCCCGAACACGTCGTAATGTCGGCAATAAAAAGGAGGTTAAAAAATAAATCTAAAAAATAAAAATATGCCATTATCACCATTTGATTTAAGACCTTTACTTCCTGACCCAAAGATGAAGAAACTATTGGAGGAAGTGAGGGCAATGTTAGACAAGCCAACAGTTTCTCAAGAAATGGGGGCAGGATTGGCAGCGAATGCACCTTTGTTAGGAGCTGGAGCTTTAGCCACAGGCGCTTGGGCATACCCAGCGAAGAAACTTGGCGAGGAGATAGGTTGGAGGATAGAGGAAAAGAAAGCTGGTAAAAGGCTGAGACCGGTAGAACCCTCC